GCCAAGCTCTGTTACAACCAAATCAACCAGCAACGATAGGAAGCATCATGGCAAAAGAAATCAAAGTCGCCGTCTCACCACTGACCAACGTTATATACGCCGGAACGACAATTAAAGGCGGCAGGGCGTGGGGGGCTGGCAAGCAAGATGTAACCATCGATGCCTTGGTTGCAGTGGCGCAGCATGTATTGAAGTTCGGGGAGCCTGTCGTTATCAGCAAGGAAGATGGCACTCCAGAGTTCGAAATAAAAGTGACCAAGCTTGGAGGGTAATCCGATGTATGACCTAGCGAATCTTGCCATATACGACCTGGTCGGCGCTGTTGCCGTCGGCGCAGCCACCTCTGGCGGGCTGACATGGTATCTGATGCGCCGCGGGCGGCAGAAGATGGAAGCCGAATTGATTGAGCGGGGTGTAGCAGCGCTTGATGAACAGGGAAAGGTGCTGCGGGCTGTTATCGACCAGCGAGACCGGTCAGGTGCGGAACTAAGAGAGAAGCTCTATATCCTGACCGAGCGAATCAAGAAAGAGGCCGGATGGTTGCCTCGAGCGTTCTGTGCGGAGTGGGACAACAAGACCCACGCAATGAGTGGCGTATTCATTGCGGCAGATGAGGAAGGGGTAGCTGAACTTATACGCCAGCGCGAGACATCTTGGGTGAGGCCGGAACCGACCATAAAAATAAAGGAGGTGAAAGAAGTGGATGTCAGTGAGCCATGCATCCTTCAATCGAGTGGATGGAACCACAACTTCAGATAGCATCACCAAGCCCCGCACTGCGGGGCTTTTCTTTGCCTATCATAAGATCATGGCCACCAGGAGTAACCGCCATGCCCATCATCGATGTCGACCATGTAGGTGGCTTGCCGGAAGGCAGCCTGGTAGCCCTGTCAAACCATGAGCTTGCTCAGCAGCTGCGCGATGCAGTCAATGCCGAGGAAGCGGTGGGGGCCGTTCTATTGGCCCTCATCGAAGAGGCGGTGCAGCGACTGATTGAAACCGGCGAATGAGGGTGGGGCCACTCTTGGCTATCGCCTCCTGCATGTAATAGGTGACAGTGCGGGTGGTAATCCCCAAGATGGCCGCAATCTCTGCAGAAGTTTTCCCTTCGCTGGCCCAGAACAGGCACTCCACCTCGCGCTTGGTCAGTGACTTGCCGTGACTGCGCATGGTGACCACCCGGATAGCCGCATCGAAAATATAATCAGCAGCCAGACGCAGCATGGGGCTGGCCTCCATCAGCTGACCTATGCCAGGCTCCTGCGTGATAAACGAAAGGATCCCCGCCTCGCCGGCCGCGCCTCGCAGTGGAAACGATATCCCGTTGCGCAGGCCAAACTCGGTGGCCCGCTCCATCACCTCCATGGCTCCCAGCGGCAGGTCTGGTGTTCTCACGATACTGGCATGCCAGAAGATAGGGAGGGTCTGGCGCATCGCCATATGGATGATAGGGTCTCGCTGCAGCAGGTTCTCCCGGCTGTATAACTCTACCCAATCCTCAGAGCAGTGCGAGAAGATCACCGCGATAGGCCGCTGCAAGCTCTGTGGAATGATGACGGCCAGCCTGAACTGCCCAAACCCCATGGCCGAGGAAAAGGCGGCGATCGCCTTGGTCAGCTCGTCCTCTGTTTTGACTGATGAGAACCTTGAGATGAAACCGGTGATATCCATTATTGCTGCTTACCAAATAGCTTAATCGCGCCTTTATACACAATAATCAGCCACTTAGCATGTGCGATTGGCATTTCAAGAAAAAAAGACAGGTCAGCATAGCGGGCGGCGGAACGATGGCGCCAAGTCGCAGCAGGAAGGATGTCAATGATCGCTATGCCTAGGGCGTCACATACCACTACCGCATCGGCCAGGCTCAAGAACTCTGAGCGCTCGACGTTGAGCCAGTGAGAGATGGTACTGGCTGGGATCCCGGTCATGTCTTCCAGGGCTGAGTGCGTTATACCTCGTTCACGCAGGATCTGCTTGAGGCGCTTCTTGGCAGACAGCACATAATCTCTGGCGGCTTTTGTCAAATAGGCTTTTTTGCGTGTCCGCATGAGTGATCCTCGTCACAAAAGCCCGTGCTTATGCCTGTAATTTATTACAGGTTCTATCATTTACTGAATGTTATAGGACTGTCCCCATATTTTTGCACGACATCCATCCGTAACATCTGGACCTACTACAATAATTAATCGGGATATCAGTATTTTATGAATAATCAGTCTTCTCCTATCGGCTTACTTGCCGTGCTTTCGCACGCCATCACCCCAGGCATGGTGCTCGATGAGCAGACCTACGACGGCATGATCGCCATCATTCAGCAAGTCAAAGCCTCTCTCCAGCAAGACTCCAGTCAAGCCAAAAACTAAACTACAGTTTACTTTTAGTTATACTATAGTTTATATTCATGGTGTCCAACCAACAGGGAGACACCATGAACAATCCATCCACACCCACCAAATCACCAAGCGTCTACATGGCGGGGGTTAGCCATGAATGAAGACATCCGTCGCCGTTACGACTTCAACCACGACAAGGTGCGTGACAACGGCTCTTCCGGTACCGGCGATTACACCAAGAAGCTGATGGCCAGCATGGAGCAGGCTCGCAACCTGCGTATGAGAACCAGAGGAGGCAAGAAGTGATCGCCCAGGTAAACAAACACAAAGTCGCCAGCAAACAGATCGCAGAAGCCTGGCTGATCGCCAGCGGCTACAAGCAGGTCAAGGGGGCCTGGATGAAGGGGGCGCGCCATGCCGCCCGTATCGAACTCATGGTGACCGGACGGGTCGCCATCATAGAAGGAGTGACAGTATGACGACTGAACGCAAGTACGGGGTCGGCACAGCATTTCTGCTACTGGCCATCTACCTCGCCGCCATCGCTGCTTAATCGGACCAGGAGTAAACATGCGAGAGATCATCATCGACAACTTCGCGGGTGGCGGCGGGGCCAGCACCGGGATCGAGTTTGCAACTGGCCGTGGGCCTGACATTGCCATCAACCACGACCCGCAGGCCGTGGCCATGCACGAAGCCAACCACCCGTTCTGCCGCCACTACTGCGAAAACATCTGGGACATCGAGCCAAGGGATATCGCGCAGGGCCGTCCAGTCGCGCTGGTATGGCTCTCCCCTGATTGCCGCCACTTCAGCAAGGCAAAGGGTGGGGCGCCTGTCAGCAAGCGGGTGCGCGGTCTGGCATGGATAGCCTTGCGCTATGCCCTGCAGGTCAAACCTCGCTACTTCATGCTCGAGAACGTTGAGGAGTTCCAGACGTGGGGGCCGCTGGCCGAGGATGGCCAGCCCTGCAAGAGCAGGAAGGGTGACACCTTCAAAGCCTTCGTGCAGATGCTCGGCAAGGGGATCCCTTCTGTAGAACGCCAAGGTCACCCAGCCGTTTCAGAAGTACGCTCGGTGCTCGGGCTGGACAAAGTAGAGCTTGGCAGGTTGGTCAGGGGGATGGGCTATCGCGTCGAGTGGCGGGAGCTGACTGCCTGCCACTACGGCGCACCAACCAGCCGCAAGCGCTTCTTCCTGATCGCCAGTCGTGACAACGGCCCCGTAACATGGCCGGTGGCCACCCATGGTGAGCCGGGCAGCGATGCCGTGCGCAAGGGCTTTCTCAAGCCGTGGCCCGTCTTCGCTGACTGTATCGACTGGTCTATCCCCTGCCCCAGCATCTTCTGGACAAAGGAGGAGGCAAAGGCCAACGGGTTCCCCAGGATCAAGCGGCCACTGGCTGACAAGACGCTCGAGCGCATCGCCAAGGGGCTGAAGAAGTTCGTCATCGACAACCCTAATCCCTTCATTGCGCCGACTGGCGCAGCACCATTCATCACCGAAATGGCCAACGGCTCAAGCCAGCGCAATATGGCTGTCGATGAGCCGATGCGAACCCAGTGTGCGCAGGTCAAGGGCGGGCACTTTGCCATGGTGGCGCCGGTACTGGTGCGCCACTTTGGCAAATCAACCGCTGCCGACATTGACGCACCGGCGCCGACCATGATGGGTGGGGCAGACAAGAACGTGCTGGTCGCCGCCTTCCTCAGCAAGTATTACGGCGGGGTGGTTGGTGTGGGGGCTGATCAGCCTGCGCCAACCATCACCACGGTAGACCATAACGCCTTGGTCACCTCATACCTGGTGAAGATGCGGGGCCAGTGCCACAGCCAGGACTTGAGAGAGCCGATGCCGGTGGTGACAGCAGGCGGCAAACACCTGGCTGAGGTGCGGGCATTCCTGATCAAGTATTACGGCACCGCGATCGGTTTGGGCTAGTCACCATTCATGGCACCGAATACCAGATCGTCGACATTGGCTTGCGGATGTTCAAGCGCCACGAGCTGTTCGCCGGTAACGGCTTCCCGGGTGACTACATCATCGACCACGACGTACACGGCAACCCCATCACCGAGGAGAGCGCGATCGCCAGATGTGGCAACGCGGTTCCTCCGCAATTTGCAGAAGCGCTGGTCAGGGCCAACCTTCCAGAACTCTGCACCGACAAGATCGAGCAAGCCGCATAACCAAACAGTGGGGCCACTGGCCCCACCTAAAAAGGAACCAACTGTGACTCAATTAAAAATCTATATCGCCGGGCCAATGACCGGTCTGATTGATGCAAACCGCCCGGCATTCCACCTTCACGCCTTCAAGGTGGCGCAGGCTGGCCACGTAGCCCTCAACCCTGCCGTGCTGCCTGACGGCCTCCAGCACCACGAGTACATGGCCATCTGCAAGCCAATGGTCGAGATCGCCGATGAAGTCCATATGCTCCCGGGCTGGGAGCACTCCAAGGGTGCCATGCAAGAACACCAGTGGGCGACCGCCATGGGCAAAGAGGTTCGGTTTGTAGGGGGTAAGGCATGACCAACACAACCGAAACAGCCAAGGCCATTGCCGGGAAACTGGAAGCGCGGGGACTGCTGGCCGACTGGTTGCAGTTCGGGCCAGATGGCGAACGCATGGACATGGTGTTGATGATGAACCAAGCCCATCCAGAGCCTGAATGCCAGCGCCACTTTGCCATCTGCGTGTTTGACGGGGCCAACCTCACCGACGCGGCGCCTGAATGGCTGAATATCAGCGGGCAGGATGAACCGGAGCTGTCATGGGGCCGGTATGCCGACTTTGATGGGGCTCAATACGATTCGCTTGAAGATCTGCTCAACAACGAAGATATCCGCGAAGGGGATGTTGTCTATTTCGGGGAGAAGCGGCCCTATGACGGGCTGAAGACCATCGATGCTGACTGGGTTGCCAACGGCATCCAGCAGAGAGCAGGTGATGATCTCGGGGTGATGTTTGTGGGGAAGGAAGGGTGGGGCTATTCAGAAGCAGCACTCGATGAGCTGGATGCATTCCTGACCGCATGGATGAAAAAGCACAACCCAACCGGGTTCTACCTCATATCCGAGGATAAGGAATACATCGTCACAGCGGAGGATCTGGCATGACCCAAGACAACCAGGTGGAGTTCTCCCCCATCGTTATCGTGATTGACACCGAGACCCTTGGCCGAGGAGAGCGGGCGGTGATCGGCACCATTGGCGCGGTGGCCCGCAACGTGATGAGCAAGAAGGATCTCGGCCAGTTCTACACCCGCATCAACCTTGAACTCGAACAGACTGGGCGCGAGATCCACGAAGATGTGACAGAGTGGTGGGATGGTATGGCCAGCAGCAACCCTGCCGCATGGCGTGAAATGTTCGACCCTGACCTTCCTCGTGGCGACCTGCCAACCGCGCTGGCCAGCCTGGCCGAGTTCATCGCTATGGTCAAAGCGCACTGCAAACCGGGCAGCTATGTGCAGGTGATGGGCAACGGGCCGGAGTTCGACAACGCCATCATGGCCCATGCCTACGAGTCACACGGCATGCCCCTGCCGTGGCAGTTTCGCGCCAACCAGAGCCTGCGCACATCGGTCTGGCTTGGCCGCTTGCTGCTCGGTATCGACCCGAAATATGACGGGGTCTTTGCTGGCACCCAGCACCACGCTCTCCACGATGCCCAGCATGAAGCAGAAGTCCTGCAGGCCATCATCGACAACTTCAGAAACTTTACGCCGTAACCGATATGCGAAAATATACGGTGCTCAATGAGTTAGCCAGCAACCTGAAACAGTAAGCAGACTCTAAGGACGACAGAAAATGGACCACAATCCGATCGATATCGACAGTATTCAAGATGCAGACCTTTACTCAAGGCGCAATGAGCTTGAGGCCAGAGTGGCTGCGTTACTAGCTGGCGAACAGGTTGATCCAGTTCAGCTGGCAAAAGACCAAATGGTCATGATCGCCAACATGGTGAAACTACTTTGTGTTGTGAGTCGGGAAAATATATGGAACCCAGCAGCAACACCGCCAGAAGGTGGCGCCCACCAATGGACTCGAAATGTTGTTGTGGTGACAAACGCAGGGAAAGCCTACACCATGGCATACATGCATGGCACTGACGGGGGTGGAGTTTGGCAAAGCCCTGCACAACTTGAACATGGGGAAGTAATTGAATGGTGGACCGAAGTCCCTGCCACCAAATAAAAAGCCCCGGCCAATTGGCCGGGGCTTTGCTTTACGCCTTCTTCTCATCTTTAATCGGAGTGGTAGCCTCAATGGTCATGCGATACCCGCCAGAACGGCTTCCGCGAGCCACCACGCGATCGATAGACATCTCCCCTGCCATGCCATTGGGGAATGACTCGTCGAGCGTGATGGGCGTCTCGGCGGCCAGATACGGGTCGCCCGGCACGTCCAGCGTGATCCGCCGTTTCTCCCGCTTGGTCTTCCGGCTCTGCCCCTTGAGCGCCTGCCTGGCATGCTCGGCGTTGACGTACATATGGGGCAGCTTGCGATAGGGCGCCTCCCCCGACTTCACCTCATGCACCTGGCCGGTGGCGTCATCCTGCCACTGGGCGATCACCCCGCCGCTGTTCTTGCGCTGTGGCATGTCCAGTTCGCAGTTCACAAAGCGCTGGTTACCTGGGCGGTTGTCTGGCGGCACCCGCAATACTACCGGCTCCATCACCTTGCCGCTGATGGTGGTGGTTCGGCCGCGCAGGGCCAGCACATACATGCCGTCCATGGGCTTGGCCACCGCGTCATGCTCCTTGGCAATGCGGGTCAAAAAGGCCGCGTCGGTCTCATCGGTCTGATCGATATGGCCGAGGGGGATGCCATCCAGCTCAGGGTCAACTCGCGGTGTCATGTCATGGAACTGCACTACCTCCCTGAACAGCTCGCCGAGGGTCGGTGCATCCCAGCTGCGGGTTCGCCGCTCCTTGAATCCGGTTTCATCCTTGCCTGTGAAGGGGGCGGCGGTAGCCACGATGGTGATACGGCGCGGGAACAGGCGCGGGGTGATGCGGGTGATCTTGAAATCCCCTATCCGAACGGGCCCCAGCTCCTTGTACCCTTCAAACCATGTCAGTACCTGGTCAGTCTGCGGGATGCCATCTACCCCCTCGACGTTCACTACCAGGGTGAGCTGGTCACTCTGGTGGCCAGCGGCATCAACTCGGTCGAATGACTCGAGGCGGGCATTGATCATCTTGCTCCCAGGCCCCTCGCAGTAATGAACCGGCGTGGTGCCCAGTCTCAGCTCCATACCCCCTCCCGCTCTTTCGGCGCACTTGGCGGTAACTCTGGCATGGTGATCATCACCCCGGCGGGCAGCACCAGGCCGTAGTTGTGCAGGTGCGGGTTCAGCTGAAAAACCTCGTCCTCAATGGCATCGTCATCCCGCCCCAGCAGGCGCCATGTCAGCAGGCCGACGGTATCGCCATCGGTTGTCCGTACTCTCATCGACGTTCACTCCCAAGAGCGGGGTTGGCAAACTCCACCAGGTTGATCGATATGTCCTGCACGACACAGGTGCCATCGTGGATCATCTGCTCCCCCTTCACATCAAACGACT